TCCACGCCTTTACACAAATGCTTCATCTGCTAACACAGCACCAACAGTCGCAGCAGTTAACGAAGGCGCAGCAACTTCAGAAACAGGCATGACTTCTGCTTACGACACAATTTCAGTACAGAAATATAGCGGGCTAAATGAGGTTTCATTCGAACTCATCGACCGCAGTTCGCCCGCCTTCATGGAATTGTTAATGGCTGAGTTAAGAAAAGCCTATGAGAAGGCAACAGATACAGCGTTGCTTACAGCATTTGCTACATCTGGAACAGTCGCAACATCAACAGCAGCGACAGCAGCAGGTCTGCAGTCATTTATTGCTACTGAGTCAGCAGCAGCATACAAGGGAACTGGCGGCGATTACGCTAACCAACTTGTAGCATCTACTGATCAATGGGCTGCCATCATGGGTTATGCCGATGATAACAAGCGCCCACTCTACGCTGCTGCGCAACCACAAAACGCAGCAGGCGCAGTATCACAGGGATCAACAGTCGGAAATGTGCTTGGCGCAAATCTAATCGTTGACCACAACATCACAGCATCTGGCGTGATCGATGACTCAGCATTCCTAGTCGCACCTGGGTCTGTGTACACATGGGAATCACCAACAACTAACCTTCGTGTTAACTTGCTTGGAACTGGTCAAATCCAGATCGCACTTTACGGCTACCTAGCAATTTATGTAGGCAAGTCAGGTAAGGGCGTTCGCCGTTACAACCTAACTTAATAAGTTAGAAACTAAGTCGCTGGCGGGGTAGTGCCCTTCTATCCCGCCAGTCTTTAGAAAGAGGATCAAATGTCATACACAACAGTTGCAGAACTCCGCTCCGCTCTCGGTGTCGGTACTCTGTACGCTGACGCGACCTTACAGTCCGTCTGCGATGCTGCTGATGATGTGTTGATCCCTTTTCTATGGAATAACACGACTCCAGCGGTAGCACACAGCAATGTTGGCACAACTGGAACTCTTTATTTTAATGATTATGTTCAAGATGTCTTTTATGTTGGTCAATCAGTCGTAATCACCAAATCAGGAACTAAGTTCAATGGCACTAAGACAATTACTGGAGTTGGTGAGAAAAGTATAAATGTCACGACAACTCACACTTCAGACAATGCTTATCATCCGATAAACCCTTATGGATCAGTCGCAGCAGATACTTATGTTGATTATTCAACGATTTCTGCAATCCAAGAAGCATCTTTAATGATCGCTATTGCTATCTGGCAAGCGCGCCAAGCGCCTAGCGGTCAGGGAATGACAGTTGATGGCTTTGCTCCAAGTCCTTTCACGATGTCTAACACTTTGGTTGCTCGCGTTCGTGGCTTGCTCGCTCCCTACCTTGATCCGCGCTCGATGGTTGGCTAACCATGGCAGCGATTTCAACCCTTCGCGCCACCATTGCAGCGGCTCTAGTAGATAACACTAAGTATTCAGTATTTTCATTTCCACCTGCTACGCCTATTGTTAACAGCGTAGTTATCTCGCCAGCCGATCCTTATGTAACCCCTAATAACAATGGCTACAATACGATCGCTCCGCTTGCTAATTTTAATATAAATATATTTGTGCCTTTGCTAGATAATGAAGGCAACCTTAATGGAATTGAGGATATGCTAGTTGCTGTGTTTGGCAAGTTAGCGGCATCCTCTATCGTCTATAATGTGGGAGATGTGAGCGCGCCTAGCGTTCTCACTTCTGCAACAGGCGATCTACTTACCTGCTCAATGCAGGTATCAGTCCTAACGAGTTGGAGTTAAAACCATGAATGAATGGGAAAAAGAACAAGAAGCGTTCCTGATCAAGATTGGTCAGACCGCTTCAGCAGCACCAAAACCATCTACTAAGAAAGACGAGGAATAACCTAAATGGCAGTATTTCTAAGCAACAACGTAGGCGTAAAGGTTAACTCAGTTGATCTTAGCGACCACGTTACTTCAGTAACACTAAACCGTTCATTCGATGAACTAGAAGTCACAGCAATGGGCGATAATGGGCACAAGTTTGTTAAAGGCTTGGAAGCATCATCAATCACTATTGACTTCCTAAACGACACAGCATCAGCAAACGTTTTAGCAACTTTGCAAGCCGCTTGGGGAACAAACGTTCCAATCGTTTTATTGCAGACTAAAGGCACAGCAGTATCAGCAACTAACCCGCTATACACAGCAACTTGCCTAGTTAACAACACAACTGATATCAACGGCGCAGTTGGCGATCTTGGAACTCAGAGCATTACTTTCACAGTTTCAGGTACAGTTGCAGTAGCAACAACTGGCACATTCTAAATAACTAACTAAGGGGCAAACAATGGCAAAACTAAAGGTAACAAGGGCAGACGGAAGCGTTAACGAGTACCAGATCACACCAGCGATCGAGTACGCCTTCGAGCAGTATGCAAAAAAGGGTTTCCATAAAGCCTTTAGAGATGACGAAAAGCAGACCGATGTTTATTGGCTCTGCTGGGAAGCAATCCGTCGGTCGGGTGAAACCGTAAAACCCTTCGGAGAGTCTTTTCTAGATACGTTGACGCGAGTCGAGGTTCTAGATGATGACCCTTTGGAGTAACGCGGGAGTCCTTCACCTATCTTGTAGCGAGACTATCGCTTGAGACAGGACTCTCGCCTCAGACTTTGATTGAACTAGATCACACAATGTTTAGGACTTTACTTAAAGCCCTGAAAGATAGAGCAAAGGAGCAGAGCGATGCCAACAGAAATCCAAGGCGGCGTTAGTCTTGCACGAGCGCTCAAAGAATACACACCTGATCTAGCCAAGAAAACTAAAAAAGAATTAGGCAATATCTTACAGCCTATGACTACAAAGGCTCGTGGTTATATGCCAGCAAATGGTCAAATGTTGTCTGGATGGACTAAATCGTCATCATCTACAGAGACAACTAATTATCGCCATTTCCCTAAATACGATGCGACAACGGCTAAACGCGGTGTGAATTATTCAGTTTCGCCTTCACAACCTAATAAATCTGGGTTTGTGTCTTTGGCTCGCATAGTTAATGCTTCAGCGGGTGGAGCAATTTACGAAACAGCGGGTAGAAAATCTGGCGCTAATGGTCAGCCTACTCAGGCTTCAACTCGCGGAAAATATAGCGATTATATTGACACTTCAAATAAAGTTAACAAATCACTCAATCCTAACGCTGGAAAACAGTTTATTGCTCGCGCCAACTCCATTGGTGCATTAGTAAATGCTAAACCGCGTTTGGCGGGACAATCTGGCAGAACAACCCGCAAGATGACTGGTCGCGTAATTTATAGAGCCTTTGCAGAGGATCAAGGTAAGACAACCGCAAGAATCATAAAGGCTTTAGAAGCCGCTAAAGTGAACTTTTACAACACTTCTAAGAAGGTGCGTTAATGGCTAAAGCAGATGTCAGCGTAGTTTTAGCGGCGGAGTTTGTAGGCAAAAAGGCTTTTAATGATGCGCTAAAGTCAACAGTAAGCCTTCAAAGCCAAGTTAAGTCTTTGGCTAAATCTTATTTAGGATTATTTACAGTTCAAAAGTTAGCAAGTCAAGGAATACAGGCAGCCAAGGCTTTTGCTGCCGATGAAGCGGCTGCACTTAGACTTTCCACCGCAGTTGATAATCTAGGCATTTCATTTGCTAATCCAGAAATAGCCACTTTCATATCAAACCTTGAAAATAGCGCAAAAATTGCCGATGATGTTTTGCGCCCAGCCTTTCAGGGTTTATTGACCACGACTGGCTCATTAACTCAATCACAAAAACTTCTTAACGATGCAATTACAATTAGTCGAGGCACAGGAGTAGAACTTGCAACAGTCGCTCAAGATTTAGCCAATGGTTATGTTGGCATTACTAGAGGACTTAAAAAATACAACACAGGGTTAACTACATCAGAGTTATCTACTAAATCATTCTCAGAAGTGTTAGGTGTCTTATTAGAGCAATCCTCTGGTGCTGCCAATGCTTATTTAGACACAACATCTTTTAAGTTTGATGCTCTTACCGTAGCAACAGATAATGCTCGCGAAATGATCGGTAAAGGATTGGTTGAGGCTTTGGCTCGCGCTGGCGGCGGAGCAGAAGCCAAAGATGCAACAAAAGCAATAGATTTATTTGCTGCTTCAATTTACAATTTAGAAATCCGTCTCGGTGGTGCAATAGGCGCAATCCCAACCTTATTGTCAAAACTGAAAGCCCTTCCAAAAGAAATCTTTATGGGGTTTGCAGGAAAACAATTAGGAGTTAATTTAACCCCTACGCCAAATGAAACTAAACCACCAGTTCCAAGCAAAACCCAACAACAAATACTTTTAGAAAAATTAGAAAAAGAAGCCGCTGCCCGCGCTAAAAAACTTTACGATATGCAAGTTAAGGCAGCAAAGGCTTTAGTTGCATCTCAGAAAAAAGCAGATGCTCTTAAAAAGGCTGGTACTTTATTTGATCTAGAGCAAACTCAAATCGTTGCAGCCTTAAAGGGCAAGATCAGCGAGGATGAGCGCAAGCGTTTAGAACTTCAATTAGCCCTTATTACTGGCAACACAACCGAGGCTTCTAAACTTGCTGGAGAACTTGGCAAGGCTCAAGGACTAAGCGCAGGACTTATTGCGTATCTAAAAGACTTGCCAGATGCCAAGAATCCGTTTGCTGGCTGGGCTGCTTACCTTGATGCTATTGAGGCGCAAGTTAAAAGAATTGCAGTTAGTGGAGCAACTGGCGGCGGTGGCAGCAGCGCTGCTATTACCTCAAACTTTGGCAATATAGGCTTAGGCGATATGACGGACTTCATTCCTGCTAATCCAAGGCAGACAGCATTTTCTCCCGCACAAAACGCTGGATCGCCTGTCTCTGTTGTTGTAATGCTCGATGGTCAGGAAATGACTAACGCAATTTCTAGAGTTCAAACCAATAACTCACTTTCAGGCGATCGTATCTCGGTCAATCGTAGAACTGGCACATTTGCCACACTATGAGCCTACCTGCCCAGATATCCGTATCTTTCGACTTTACTAGCGGAGCCACGTTTGGCTACCCGTTCACTATCGGCGATGCTAAATATGGCGTATTGGGTACTGGCACTCTGGCATCAAGTACTACTCCAGAGCCAACAGTTGACTTAACTCCAGATGTCTATTCAATTAGCATTCGCCGCGGTCGTAACATTATGCGCGATACTTACGAGGCTGGCACAGCCACAATCCGAGTCCTTGATCCTCTCAGTTATTTTAACCCTCAAAATACTTCTAGCCCTTACTATGGCTTTCTAACTCCGCTGCGCAAACTGCGTGTCTCAGCAACGGTAGGCGGAGTTGGCTACTTCCTATTCTCTGGCTACACCATCGAGTACAAGTACACCTATCCGCAGAATCAGGAAACTGGCTATGTAGATATTATTTGCACAGACGCGTTCAGACTTATGCAGCAAGCAACCGTCACAACGGTGGCAAGTGCTACAGCAGGACAAGACACAGGCACAAGAATTGGCAAAATCCTTGATCAAGTTTCCTTCCCTGCTTCAATGCGCACAATCGACACAGGTAACACGCTATGTCAGGCAGACCCAGCAACTTCTCGCACAGCCCTTGATGCGCTAAAGAACGCAGAGTTTTCAGAGCAAGGCGCCTTTTACATTAACCAAGAAGGCACAGCGATATTTATCAACCGTACCAATGTCATCAAAAAGGCTGGCGATACTCCAATCGAGTTCAATCAAAGCGGTGGAATACCTTACACAAATCTAGTATTTGCCTTTGATGATAAGTTGATCATTAACAGCGCTGGAATGACCATTGTTGGTGGAACTCAGCAAGTTTCAGAAAATGCCACCTCGATTGCCAAGTACTTTTCGCACCAATTAAATGAGTCAAACCTAGTAGCCCAGACCAATGCCGATGCTTTGAATATCGCTCAAATCTATGTGGCAACTAGAGCCGAGACCACAATCCGCATTGACGCGATGACTGTCGATCTACTAGATCCAGCAGTTCCAACTGCAACAATGCTGGATTTGGATTATTTCTCAAACCTAAAGATTACGAATGTTCAGCCCGATGGCTCAACGATCGTTAAGACACTACAAGCGCAAGGACTAGACTGGAATATCACGCCAAATTCTATGAAGGTCACTGTCACCACACTTGAGCCAATCGTAGAAGGATTCATTCTTTCTAGCAATATATCAGGTATAATCGGCACTAACATATTGGCGTATTAGGAGAAAAAATGGCAGCAGGATTTCCAGTCAAGGCAGATTACGCAACAGGCGATGTCCTGTCCGCTGCCAATATGAACGATCTAGCGGGTACGCTTAATTATCTTGATCCAACCGCTAAGGGCGATCTATTCCCAGCCAGTAGCGGAACTGCCCTTACACGCCTTGCAGTCGGCGCTAATGACACCGTTCTAACCGCTGACTCAACTACCGCAACTGGTCTGAAGTGGGCTAGCGCTGGTGGCTCTGGCGGCATGACTCTTCTTTCAACTACAACGCTTTCGGGCGCTTCAACAAATATCAGCGTGACTACTGGATACAAAGACTTAAAAATCATTATTTCAGGCGCAACTGCCAACGCTGGCGGATCATCATTCGTTATACGACCAAACAATGCGAGCAACACGTGTGCATATACAGGCACAAAGTATTCAGGAAATGCAAGCGCACTATCATTTTCAACCACAGAATATGAATTGCTTGCTTTCGGTGGTTCACTAGAAACCGATTCCGAAAATGCTTGGATGGTTAATATTTTTAATTATGATCAATCAACCTACGTCAAAGCAATTCAATCATCAGGCTATTGGAAACAGGTTTATCAGGGAAATACCCGACGAAATGCAATGGATAGCGGTGGCGGATATTACGCAACAACCGCGATCACGTCGGTAGCGCTTTCACTAATTGGTGGAAACACATTCACATCAGGTCAAGTCAAAATCTACGGAGTGAACTAATGCCTAATCCAATAATAAGAATTCACAATACTGAAACAAATGAAGTAATTGATCGCGAAATGAACGCTACAGAACTAAAACAATATGAGGCAGATGTAGCAAATCACGCAGCGAAAATTGCTGAAATAGAAACAGCGGCAACTGCTAAGGCTGCATTGCTTGATCGTCTAGGCATAACCGCCGATGAAGCAACTCTATTACTGGGATGAACCCCAAGTTATGCAAGGCGGGCGAAACTCTTAGAGCGGCGATCAATGCACGTTACCCTGACAGAGACAAACGTAGCGACGGCTGGGTTGCCGATGCACGTCACGTCGCGGCTGGTACTTCAGATCATATTGCTGACCCGAATGGGAATTTTATCGTCAGGGCAATTGACATTGACAGGGATCTCCATGGAATACCAAAACCAGACGAAATGCCTTATCTTGCAGACCAAATACGGCTTGCCGCAAAAGCTGGAGACAAGCGGGTTAAATATGTCATTTTCGCAGGAAAAATTGCCAGCTCCAAAAAGCGTTGGGCGTGGCGAGTTTATGAGGGCATTAATCAGCACAATCACCATGTCCACATTTCTTTCACTAAGCAAGGCGATGAAGATGGTACGCCGTTTCAGATACCGCTACTAGGAGCAAAATAATGAATATGAAGAATCCCTACATTCTAACGGCTGGAGCTTTTCTTTCTGCTTGGGCTGCCTCTAATTTTGCAGCTGATTACCGCTCAATTCTCTGGGCTGTACTTGCTGGAGTTTTCGGATATGCGACCCCTAAAAAATGACACCGACGGATTACCTGAATCTCTATATTGCCACGCTTGCGATAGTCGGTGGCTTGGCTGGCTATGTGATCACTCATTTGCTGTCGGAGATCAAAAGACTTAATGCGCGTGTTGATGAGATATATAACATCCTTCTAGAGCGATAATTTTCCTATGGCGCGCAAAAGAGTTATAGACCTTGAGGATTACTCAATGCTAGAGACTTACTGCATTGGGTTAAACGAGTATTGGAAAAGCCTTAAAAAGGCTGGTTTTGCAGATGATGTAGCACTATGTCTGCTGCTAGAACCTTTGACTTACCCTGCAACGATCTTGCCAACTCCAAACTGGCTGCCTAACCTACCCGACCGCATCCCCTATGATGATGACGATGAGGATTAGCAATGAAAAAAATAGTGATTGTGCCAGACCTTCAGGTTCCATATCACGATGAAATTGCAGTAAGAAATGTTGCATCTTTTATTAAGGCATACCGCCCAGATAGCGTCATTACTCTGGGAGATGAAATCGATCTCCCACAGATCAGCAGATGGACAGAAGGCACAGCGGGATGGTACGAGCAAACACTTGGAGACGATCGAGACCAAGCAGTAGAGGTTCTTTGGTCACTAGTAGAACACGCTAAAGAAGCACACATGATCCGTTCTAACCATACGGATAGGCTTTACAACGTCATAATGAAAAAGATTCCAGCGTTCCTTGCGCTGCCTGAGTTACGCTTTGAAAAGTTCCTTAAACTGGATGAATTAGGCATCACCTACCATAAGAAGCCATACGCCTTTGCAAAAGGCTGGGTAGCAGTCCATGGTGACGAGCAAGGAATTAACCCTAATGCGGGTCTCACAGCCCTTGGAGCAGCCCGTAGGCATGGTTTAAGCGTTGTTTGCGGTCATACCCACAGAGCAGGGGTATCAGCCTTCACAGAGGCTTCTGGGGGCAAAATAGGGCGCATCTTGCGTGGTGTAGAGGGCGGGCATTTAATGGATGTTCGCAAGGCTGGTTATACCAAGGGCACAATGAACTGGCAGCAAGCCTTTATCATTGTCGAGGATAGCCAAGTAACCCTGATCAACCTTGAAAAAGATGGCACTTTTGTAGTCAATGGAAGGCGCTATGGCAGGGCTCGATGACTTCCCTGACATCCGTCGGTCAATAGATGACGCAGTTGACGAAGCAGAATTGTTACCAAACTGTTATCAAAATACTCTAGACATCGGCTGAGATCAGCGTATTGTTATCTATGTGGAAGTCAGAAGGGCTGACGGATACATAAGGGGCAAAAATGAAAAATGATTTATGCGTTGATTGCGATACAGAAATGCAAACTATTACCATCATGGTTTTAGGCGGTATTCCTAAACGTTATCAAGAATGTTCAATATGTCACTTTACCGCCAAGGTGAGTGCATAATGTCAGTATTACAACTTATCATTCTAGCCAGTTGGTTTGCGATGTTCTTTATCGGCTACAAAATAGGACACAGAGACGGTTACATCGTCGGTCGCAAAGCAGTACGCAAGCACTATGACAGCATCGAGAAGGTGCGAGTATGAAGCATGGTGAAATCCTACAGAGTGCATCAGACTTATATCGTGAGCGAGGACTGCATTACGGTCATCCGTCTGACAATATGGCACGAGCAGCAAGGCTTATCAGCGCCTACCTTGAAATGCCAGTTGAGGATTATCAAGTTGCAGTCATACTTGCGCTTGTCAAGATTGGGCGTTCCATCGAGGACAGCCAACAGGTTGACACTTGGATCGATGCCTGTAGTTATCTCGCCATTAGTGGCGCTTTAAGCACAGAGGGGAATGAACTTTATGTTTAACTTAGAGGATTATGAAACAGTAGAGGAACGCCTAGTTAAGTTTTGGAAGGATCATCCTGATGGCAGAATTGACACTACTCTGGTTGAGTCAACGTTGCAGCGATTTATTATTAAGGCTTCTGTTTTTAGAACTGAAGTGGATGCACAGGCTTGGACAACTGGCTACGCAGAGGAGACTGTCAGTACGCGAGGAGTCAACTCTACATCGGCGCTTGAGAACTGCGAAACGAGTGCGATTGGTCGTGCATTGGCTAACGCAGGTTATGTTACGAAAGGCAAACGCCCTAGCCGCGAGGAGATGTCTAAAGTCAAAGCGGCTGAACCAAAGCCTTTCGCAGAAAAGTTAGCCGACAAGGTAATTATGCAGACAGAGAATGATCCTTGGACTGTAAAGACTGTTGAACCTGCACCTACCGCTGCCGATGCAGTTGCATTAGTTCAGGAAGTATTAGGAGCAACCAAGATCGATAAAGACATTCCAGAATGTAAGCATGGTCAACGCATCTGGAGAACTGGCAACAAGAATGGAAAGCCTTGGGCTAATATGAGTTGCTCAGTACACCCACAACGTCAGGAAACTTGGGCAGATGTAGATAAGTGCGATCCAATCTGGTATGTCATAGATAATAACGGCGCTTGGAAGCCACAGGTGGCACGATGAGCGGCTTACAGTTTATGAATCAAGACGGTGAGTGGGAGAAGTTTCCAACCGATGATGTTTTATATGAGAAGGCGCGCCATCGAGAAGCGCTCGCTGCTTTGCAAGTTAGGATAATCTGTCATCTATGCAACGAGCCATGTCCTACAACCGAGTTAGCCTTCTGGGTAGAAGGTCAATCATTAACTTGGTCTTGCAAGAAATGTCGCGCAGTCAATGAGTCAAAGCCGCAAGCATAGGGGCTTTCGCACAGAGCGCGTGGTAGCAGATTACTTACGGCGCACATGGGAAGGCGCTGTGGTAGGTCGAGGCAATGGTCGCGATATCCTCAATGTCCCGTTCGACTGCGAGGTTAAAGCAAGAACAGGTCTCGATGTTTCGGGAACACTCCGCCAGATCAAAGCCAGAACAGATGAAAGCGGTTTATTGGGGTTCGCTTGCTTTCGTCTTAACGGTCAAGGTGAAAAGCCTGAGGAATATGTAGCAATGCTACGCCTTGGTGATCTGGTGGAGTTACTCGTTGCTGCTGGTTATGACAAGCGCAAAGATGTTGTGATCGACTCAGATATTAGGAGATGCAATGGCTGTGGAGAATGGACAATTACTAATACTTGCAAATGGTGTGAGGATCAGTAATGCCGATCTATGAGTTCGAATGCACTAACGATCTATGCGAGTCTAATCTTAGGTATGACAAGGAGTTAAAGATAAATGAACCTCACGATGTGGAATGCGGGTTCTGTCACGAACCAATGCGCAAGATTTACAGCAGTTTCGGCATTCAGTTTAAGGGCTCTGGATTCTATTCTACGGACAAGTAAAACGACACGCCGCTTTGAGCAGGACTTATGTTAATGAAATTGACACCGCTGGTACACTTCTTTGCTAGAAGCCCTCAAGGCTTCAGAGCGCGCCTGAAAGGCTTAGCGCGCTCGGTAGCAATCGTTATTGGGATATCTCTATTTATTGCTCAAGCAAGTAGTAGTGAGGCTTCAATAGATGCTAATAAAGCGCTTAAATCATTAGCAGATTATCAACTAACTTTTAAGCAATTAAGTTGTCATAATCAGATAGTGTTTAGAGAATCCAGTTGGAACATCGATGCAATAAATGGATCTCATTATGGCTATTATCAGATGAGAAATAAGCACATCAAAGGTAAGCCTTATGACTATCAGTTCTGGATGTTCTGGCATTACACAGCCAAAAGGTATGGGCTCACACAGTATGATGAGCCTAACTATTGTGCATCATTGGCACATCTCAAACGATATGGATATCAGTAGTAATGGCTAAGCGTGGTGATCCTCGATTAAGCAGAGACTATAAGAAGTTTAGGTTGCAGGTCTTGGCTAGAGATCAATGGTCTTGCTTCTATTGCTCAGCACCAGCGACAACAGTTGATCACATCATTCCAGTTAGTAAAGCACCTGACTTGGTAGTTAACTTTGAAAACGCAGTAGCATGTTGTCAGTCTTGCAACAGTAGTAAAGGATCACGCAATCAAGGCGTTTTTTTAGGTAAGAAGGCTACCCCCCCTGTCTTTTCAACCTTCCTCTCTCCAATGCGGTCGGAAATAGCCCAAGACAGTCCCTTTACAGCCCGACCAGTCCAAGAATGATCTAATGGCTGCACGAAAATCTACGACGCTCAAGGGGGCTACTGAGCCTCGTCTACACAGTCCCTATCTCAAAGGCAAATCCAAGGTTGACGATGTAATTGAGTTAGCAAACTTGATCGAACTGCCGCTTTTACCTTGGCAGGAATTCGTTCTCCGCGATATGTTGCGCGTGGATGCAACAGGCAACTGGATACGCAAAACTAACCTGATATTGGTAGCCCGTCAGAACGGTAAGACGCATTTAACGCGTATGCTCATTCTGGCTCACCTGATCAAGTGGGATAGCCGCAATATCATCATTGCATCCTCTAATCGATCGATGGCACTCGATACCTTTAGGCAAGTAGCCTCAGTATTTGAAAGCAATGTAAATCTTATGGCTTTGGTCAAGCAGATCAGATACGCCAATGGAACTGAGTCTATTGAGATGAAAGACGGTCGCAGATTAGATGTTGTGGCTGCAACGCGTGATGGCGCTCGCGGTAGATCGGCAGATGCGCTGTTCCTCGATGAAATCCGCGAATGGTCAGAGGATGGATACCGAGCAGCAATGCCAGTAACCCGCGCTAGAGCAAATGCGCACACTTTCCTAACATCGAATGCTGGAGATGCGTTCTCGGTAGTTCTAAACCAATTAAGAGAACGAGCGTTAGATAATCCGCCTAAATCTTTTGGGTTTTACGAGTACAGCGCTCCCCAATACTGCAAGATCAATGATCCTAAAGCGTGGGCGATGGCGAACCCTGCGCTTGGCTATTTAGTCACAGCCGAGACGCTTGAGGAATCGGTAGCAACTTCTCCAATAGAAAATACTCGAACAGAATTGCTTTGCCAATGGATTGACTCCCTAAGTTCACCATGGCCGCATGGAATCCTTGAGGAAACTAGCGATAGCGAACTTCAAATACCCATTGGCAGTTACACAGTTTTTGGTTTTGATGTATCGCCATCTAGGCGCAACGCTTCGTTAGTTGCAGGGCAATTACTCCCCGATGGGCGCATAGGAGTTGGGATATTGCAGACGTGGGAATCGGCAGTCTCAGTTGATGACCTAAAGATCGCAGCCGATATCAAAGGCTGGGCGGATCAGTATCGCCCGCGTCAAATCTGCTTCGATAAATATGCGACTGCTTCTATCGCTGAAAGATTAAGCAATGCTGGCTGCATTACTCAAGACATCTCAGGGCAACAGTTTTATCAGGCTTGCGGAGACTTACTTGATGGCTTGGTCAATCATCGCGTGGTACACAATGGTCAAGCCAATCTAATCCAGCAAATGAACAATTGCGCGGCTAAGGTGAATGACTCTGCTTGGCGTATCGTTAAACGCAAATCGGCTGGAGACATCTCTGCACCAATCGCTTTGGCAATGGTTGTGTCAATGTTGATGAAACCACAACAGGTTGCGGCTATCTACACAGAATAATCTATATCTAGTGTATAATTGCACCCTATGGGTATCTTTTCGCGCAAACCGCTAATCGTCGAAGCGCAAGCCGCGCCACAGGTAATGGGCGAAAACTTACCTTCACTTTACACTTCATTAACCGCCCGCGTGTCTCGCAAGGATGCGATGAGCGTTCCTTCAGTAGCCAGAGCGCGTAACTTAATCTGCGGAACTGTCGCATCTATCCCGCTTGAGTATTACAACAAGCGCACAGGCGAAGTAATTGCAGCACCTCGTTGGATTAACCAAATATCTAAGAACCAACCTTCATTCGTAACAATCAACTGGCTTGTTGATTCACTTCTGTTTTATGGCGTCGCTTACTTGCGCGTTACAGAGCGTTATGCCGAGAATGGCAGACCATCAGCCTTTGAGTGGATCGCTAACTCTCGCGTAACTTATACGACTGATCTTGAAGGCATAATGATTACTCAGTATTATGTCGATATTCAACCAATTTCAATGAATGACATAGTTACCATTCAGGGATTAGACGAAGGTGTATTAGAGCGCGCTGGTAAAACTATTCAGTCAGCGATCGACATCAATAGAGCAGCATCTATCTCCGCTGCAACTCCAATGTCTAGCGGCATCTTAAAGAACACAGGCGCAGACCTGCCATCAGCAGAAGTTTCAGGACTGCTTGCTGCTTGGAAACGCAGCCGCCAAAATAATTCAACTGCTTATTTGACTTCTACTTTAGAGTTCCAATCAACACAGTTCTCGCCTAAAGATATGATGTACAACGAGGCGATCCAAAATCTCAGCACAGAAATTGCTCGCGCTATGAATGTGCCAGCCTATTATTTGAGCGCTGATCAAAACACAACCATGACTTATGCAAATGTAACCGAGGAACGCAAACAATTCTTTGCACTATCCATCGAACCTTACATTCAAGCAATTCAGACTCGCTTATCTATGGATGACATCTCAACATCAGGACACGAAGTCCGATTTGCAGTTTATGACACATTCCTAAAGCAAGATCCTTTAGTAGAACTTCAGGTAATTGAAAAGTTGCTTACTTTAGGACTTATTACAACTGAACAAGCAATGGAAATGACAGACTTAACACCAAACGGAAGTGAGGGGATTTCCTAGTGGAAACTCTATACATCGAAGCAGCCTCAATTGAGTGCAGCGAGGAACGCCGCGAGATCAGCGGCAAGATCGTTCCTATGGGAACAGGCGAAGTCGGCAACACCAATCTAGGTGGAGTTGTCTTTGAGGCTGGGTCAATTGAGATTGACGATCCATCTAAAATCAAATTGTTATCACAACATGATGTCAAAAAGCCAATTGGTCGTATGGTCACAGCAACAGTTCGACCAGATGGCATCTACGCAACTTTCAAATTAAGCCGATCAACAGGCGGAAACGATGCGCTAGTAATGGCGCAAGAAGGACTCGTAAGTGGTCTTTCAGTAGGCGCAGAGATCATTGCATCTGCACCTTCACGCTCTGGACACACAGTTGTCACAGCAGCCAAGTTAAAAGAAGTTTCTTTAGTAACTGAACCAGCCTTCAAGTCTGCTCAGGTATTAGAGATCGCAGCAGAGGAAGTAGACACCCCTGCTGAACCAATCACACCAACAGAAAGCGAGGCGGTCGTGGAAAATACTCCAGACACCGTAGCAGCACCAGAAGTTGAGGCAACGGCTGTTGAAGCCGCTCGCCCAACTGTTCCAGCAATGGCTTACACAAAAGAGCGTATTGCACCTTTAACATCATCACAATACCTAGATGCAAGCATCAAAGCAGCAATGGGAGACGATTCAGCACGTCGTACTGTTCTTGCAGCAGATGACTCAACATCAACAAACACAGGTCTAACACTTCCTTCACACCTCAACACATTCCTAACAGATACATTCTCAGGGCGCCCAGCGTTCGATGCTGTAACTCGCGGATCACTTGCAGGAATTGACGGAATGTCTTTCACAATTCCACGCCTTTACACAAATGCTTCATCTGCTAACACAGCACCAACAGTCGCAGCAGTTAACGAAGGCGCAGCAACTTCAGAAACAGGCATGACTTCTGCTTACGACACA